ATATAGACGCACCATCAAAGGCATCCCCGTTACATATCACTGCCTTGGGTTTGAACTTCTCTATAGCCCATAGAAGCCCTTTAAACGCTGTTGTACGTTGACTAGGAATGAAGTGAGCGTCTGAGAAGACTATGACAGTCCCGTCTAGGATACCAAGTTCTATTTGTTTTAAAGGAGAAAAAGACTTGGGTCTGCTTTTGTTATACAAATCACCTCGATGGTCTTTCGCATTGAGGGTCATGTTGTATTCTTTTTCAATCCATCGTCTGCGTAGATGGACTGCCCTGTTATTTATTCCAAGGTGTTCTGCCATTCTTTGTGCAGATTGAAGTTGTCCCCATAACTGGATAAACTCCATATCCGAACACGTTTCATTATGTGCGCCCATTGGAATCCTCAGAGAGTAAGTTTTCTAGCAAGTTAATAACTCTATGCTCTTGCATCTCTATTTCCTCATCAGAAGATTTAGGGTCAGTCGCTACACACATCAAGTCATACAAAAATATATGAAGTAACTCGTGTAGTGCAGTCCTATCTAGGCTCTCAGGTGTTATCTTCTCAGCACCGAAATCACCAAGTCGGTAGGTAGCCAATCTAGCTGTCTGGTTAAACTCCACAGAAGCCATAGCTTCTTTAGCTGGCTTGCTACCCTTCTCTATTCTCCAATCACCCAAACTCAGCACTTGTTGCCATTTTCTGACACTTTGTGCAAACAGTTTTGCGTCTTCTGGTGTAGGAATGTTAGTCATTTCAACACCTTATACAGTTATTATGACATTTTAATTTAAGAAAGGAACAATGCTACTTCAGCTTTGCGTCTTTTGACAAGCCCTGCAACCTCTTTACCACCCGCTTTAGTCCATGACATAAAGGCTTCAGCAGCCCCATCCCAATCACCACGATTGACCTTCATGCGAATGGTTGACCTTTGGTAATTCCCTAAACCTGCGTTGTACGCAAAAGAGACAACAGCGTCGAATTTGCTTTGATGACTAGCAAGATTAGGAGAAAGTCGAAAAACACCACGTTCAAAAGTATCGATGTCAACCTTGAACAGATTGACCAGTTCATCTTTAGACCAGACACGATTGTCTTCCCCTTTTAGTTGGTAATCAGACCTGATAAGCCCTGTGTAACCCTCTTTACGGACGTTAGGTAGGTTTAGTTGGTCTGCGTACATAGCGTGACCCCACCCAACTGTCCAAATGGCAGCACTGCACCGATAAGGCTTGTTTCTGTAGCCTTCAAAGAAGTGCATCAAGTCCTCACCAGCTTTGCTGACTTTCATTTCTTAGACCATGAGCGTGAGCCAAACCAGAAACCAATGATTGCGCCCAACATAGCCATCTCATCAGAACTAAAAATAATGTCAGTAACTTGGATTAAGTCATACATATTGTTGACTAAACTAGGTCTGCTGTAAACGTAGTAGGCAATCCATGCGTTAATTGCACACAACTCAAAGATAAAGATGTAAGTCACGATAGGTCTTACAGTACCTACAAAGTTGACCACCCAAGTGCTTGCTCTTTCCAATACTTTTGCATCATGCTCAAGTGCAGCCTCAGTCATCTGGGCATCCGTTTGCATAGCAATCTGGTCTGTGCGAATCTCCTCCATACGCTCTTGAGCCTTAAACCCTTGAGCCATCATCTGTAGCTGTAACTCTACTTGTACTCTAGCCAAAGCTAATTCATGGCTCTGGTCTGCCTTGTTTTGAAAGAAGTCTAGGAGTTTAGGTAAGCCTGAGATTAACAAGCCACCGAGTGTAGAAAATAGAGATAGCATTACAGTCCAATCTTTCCAAGTAGGAGATTAACAATCTTGTCCGACAAATCGTTAGGCAAGAACTTCAGAAAACCCAAGAAATAGTGAGCCACACATCCGTAAACAAATATCTTTAAGCACAAGTCAAAAGTTTTTTGGTACTCGTTCACCGCCCACACCTTTTAGTGGTTTCGCAAAAGTCCATCAGTTCATAGATACCAATAAACACCAAGAACAAAACAAAAGCCACACCACCAATAATGATGGCTAACTCATTCATCTCTTGTTCTTTTTCTTTAGCCTTCTTTTCTGCTCTTTCTAAAGACCTGAGTTCTCTAGCATCATCAATATCCATTTGGTCTTGACGTGCTTTAATCTTGTTCCAGACATCAATCTTGCCTGTGGTCATAAACAACATTTTCAATTCTTCTTCAAAGGCTCTGGCCTGTTCCAAAACCATCTCAATCTGGAGAGCAGTCCCCATGTTTGAGCCTTTGTTTTTCTTTGCTTCAATCAATGCCTTGGTAGCGGTACTCTTGGCATCGAACATCTTGCCAATCATGGGGGCAAGAGAGCCTAAGTCATTGGCTACCTTGCTGGCCTTCTTGACCATGCTGATAGCGTTTTGTATCCCTGCGAGGGCGGTCATTGGGTCGATGGGAATCATCTCTTATCTACCTTTTGCCATTCAAGACACACAACTTTGCGGTTGTAAACATCACCTGTCCACGCCCACCTAACACATCTGTATTCAGTTTTCTCTTTGCTAGATGCTACCAATGTAAACAACAATGATGACATTAGTAACCATTTCACGGATGCGCCCAGACAATTATGTAGCTACAAAAGACTACAAAGACAGTAATACTGACTGCTGCAATGATTGCAAACAGCCAATCTTTCATGTTATCTAGGGAGCAAGAAACGCTCAGTACCATACTCAGGCAACTGTCCCAATCCATAGTTTGTCATAGGATTAGAAGTTACTCTGTTTAACAGACTAGGTGCTTGTGGTTGAGAACTAGGCAACATATTGCGCTGATACATTGGAGAAACTGCAAGAGAACGCAATGTCGGTCTGGTTGCGGCACTCAACATAACAGATGGATTACCTGCAGCTGCACTAGCGATACCAGCAGTTCCAATGTCTAGTGGACTAAAGCCTGGAACACTACCAATCCTTGCTACATTTTGAAAAGCAGTTGGATATGCACCCGCTGCATTTGCAAGAGTTTGTAGTTCAGCAGGAAGAATTCTGTTTTGTCTGGCAAGATTTCCTAAATCAGCACCAGAAACATTACCAGTTGTTGCATTCAATGCTTTTTCAATCGTATAACTTTTAGCAATATCTTGACGAGCTTGCTGAAAGTTCTTCATTACATCAGGTTGATTGAAATTTTTAAGATTACGTTCTGCAAGTGCTTCTAATTGCTGTGCTGCAAACTTTTGTGCTTTTCCAAGATCTTTATTTTCTGCACTGGCAAGAGCCGATGAGTTTGTTTTTGAACTGTCTCTGAGTCTCTTTATTGAATTAACTAACTCATCTCCCGTAAAATTCATTACCTTTAAATTGTTTAACAGGTTTAATTCTGTTGCTACATCTAAAGTCTTCATGCTTTGCAGTCTAGCTGTCTCTTTATTAAGATCTGCAAAAAACTGTTTGTCTGCGTAATAAGTAGGATTTGACCTTAAAGCATCGTATGCCAAACCTTTTTGATCTCTAAATTGTTGCAATACTACTGGTGTAATTTCAACATCAGGTGCAAGATTTAAAGCTTTACGAGCTTGCTCATTAACCAATTGCTGATTTTTAACAGACGCAATTTGGCTTGTTTGTTGTTTACCAGATATGCCCTCAATAAGCCGATTTAGCATTGATGGGTTTACTTGAGTAGGAGGCAATGTAGCGCCTTCAGCAATAGCACGTTCAGCAACCAATTGAGCTTGAGTTAACTTAGCTGGCGCTCTAGGGGTAGTCAATCCACCAACAGTAGCAGTAGGCAATGTCATTAATGCACCAGCAACAGTCTCATTTGCTAATTGCATTGGGTTAATAGTGCCAGTTTCTGAGGCTTGTGCGGCAGCAGACGTAATGCCAGCAGTACCTGATCCAGTTAAAACATTCTGAGCCAAAGCAGCAGTTCTTGGAGCCATCTGTGTAAGCGCAGCAGGTGTCCCCGCAACAATAGATTTTTGTAAAGCACCAGGCAACACTAAGTTGGTAGGGTCTAGCAATCCAGTAGCCATACCACCAACCAATAAGCCAGGACGCTCTGTAGCAACTTTGTAAGTGCCTTTTAGAATGTCGCTAACAGATGGTGTTGGTTGAGTAGGAGGTTGTTGTTTTGTACGATCAATACCAAGGTATTCATCAGACAAACCAAGCGCACTTAGACCGCCTTTAATGCCTTGAGCCATTAAATTAGCAGTACCAGTAATTAACTGTCCACCAGTAGTCTTGCCACGGAACACATCTAGTGGGTTAAAGCTTGCGGCAACATCTTGTTGGAACTGAGTCCTTGGCTGAAATGCTTGTTGTCTAACACTCTGCATAAAATCAGCAGTAGTAGGAACAGCTTGTGTTTGCTGTACTTGTTGTTGTGTAGGTACATTAATACCTGTTACTGGCTTAAATTCTTCACTTGGAGCTTGTTGTTGAGAAATACCAGTAACTGGTTTCCAATCTTCATCATCTTTTTGAGCCATACCAACCACCTTCTTGACGTAGTTTTGTGTTTCTTTAAATGGAGGAACTCCACCATACTTTTCAACAGTAGCAGGACCAGCGTTATAAGCTGCCGCCACCAATGTAGGATCTTGGAATCGTTCTGACAACTGACCTAAATATTTAACGCCACCACGGATGTTATCTTTCCAATCCATGCGGTTAACGCCTAGATCTTTAGCAGTAGCACTCATCAACTGCATAGGTCCATAAGCACGATCATTGAACCTAGTTTTAGGTCCTATAGCGTTAAATGAACCACCAGATTCAGCCTCAACAACACCTTGTACCAAAGAAAGAGGAACACCTTGGCGTTCTGCCTCTTGAGCAGCAAATGCAAAGATTTCGTCTTTAGTCGCCATGTTATTGACCAATAAACATTACTGTGCCATCAGGCTTTTTAACTCCATACCTACCAGATTTTCCTTGAACAAGTGTGAATCCTGCTGGCAAAACTGGTGCGCTAGGATTAGCCGCAATTTGCTCATTTAGGAATTGGTTAACTTTTGGATGGTTGTAAATACGTGGGTTATCAGGAGAATTAGACCATGCTGTGTAAATAGCCTTTGGATCACCAGTATAGGAATCAATGAATCTCTGACGAGCATCATCTTTATCTGCTGCAGCAATTTCAAGAGCAGATACATACTTCGTAACAAACTTAGGATCAGTTACACCAGTAGTAGCTTTGTCAACAATACCGCCCTCAAACGCATTGGCATTGCCTTTAATGTTGCTTAATCCCTTTAAAACACCCTCAGAACGTGTCTTGTTTAACAAGTTCACATTGCCTACTAATGAATCAAACTTATCTCCAACACCAGGTATAGCACGCATATAAGCTGCGCCTGTAGCAAAAAACTCTGTTAGTTTATTAGGATCAAGTTCATTAGAAGCGTTATATAAATATTCCGCAGAAGTCTTACGATCACCAACAGTCAATGCGGCATCAAGAGCAGTTTTTGTAAATTCATTGTATCTATTTGATGTTGCCAGATTAACTGCTTCTTGAGCAGGAGAAATCTTGGCTACTGCTCCTGCAACTCCTCCAACTGGTGGAGTAGTTCCCGCACCGCCAGCACGAGGAGGCTGAGTAAGAAGAGAAGATCTAGGAACATAATAGGTTCTTCCATCGGCTCCAATAACTTGTTCAACTTGACCACTTGCTTGGCCTTGTGCTTTTGCGCCTTCAAGTTCTTGTGTTGATTCAGCAGCACCAGGTGCAGTACCTACACCTAATACATTTCCAAACCTGTCAAATGTACGCTGTTGACCTGTAGCTAATGGTGGCAATTCGTTTCTTGCTGTAGCATTTACAAAGCCAGGTATAGCCCCTGCATTAAAGGTTACGTTGCCATTCTGTACATCTCCTCCAAGTTGCAAACCAGTTTTAAGGTCTGCACGTTGAAGAACAGAAGTTGGTCTATTTCTAATATCGTATGCAACACCTTCAACAACATTAGGCTTAAATGCACCAAATGCAGATGACAAATTAGAAATCATTGGAGCCGCATTAGGATTCAAAGCTAACCTAGCTAACCTAGTTTGCAAATCAGCATAATTAGGAGCTTCACCTTGAAGAGCTTGAGGCTGAACATTAGCTTGTGGCGCACCTAATGCCGTACCCAAAGAATATGGGCTTGAGGCCGTCCTTGGTCTTCCAAGATTGGCATTGAGTGCTTGGGCTTGCTCTTGTTCTGGAGATGGAAAAAAGTCTTTATTAATTGCACCAAGCTCTTGCAACAAGCCTTGCTGTTGCCTTTGCTTTTGCAAATTAGGAATAATGTTTTGAACAGCTTGGTAGCCAGTAGAAATTCCACCACCACCAAAGATGCTTCCTAACAAGAACTGATTAAAAGCTTCATCTTTAGCGGCTTTTTGATCTTCTTCAGATAAGCCCTTTAATTGGCCTTTTGGCAATAGAAATTCCATGATCTATCCTTACTTAATTAAGCTGCCACCAAAACTTGTACCGCTTGATTGGCTTGTTGCACCAGAGCCACCACCAACATTAAGTCCCAATGCTTGGTTTATCATCTGCTGTTGCTCGAATGGCAGATTGCGGTAAGCGTCCATCTGGGCTTGTGAGAACTGTTGCTGTTGTGCGCCTTGTTGAGCAAGTTGATTTGCCTGACCAAAACCCAGATTCTGCAAGTTTGTTGCAGCAGAAGCTAACTGACTTCCACCAGTAAGTGCTTGTTGATTTGCAGTTAAACCTGCTTGCTGATTAGCCAAATTAGCTTGCAAGAAGTTATTTGCATTAGTCAAACCTGTTTGCTGAGTTAAACCTGCTTGTTGGGCGGCACGAGCATTTAGAGCCGCTTGGTTGGCTAAACCTGCTTGGTTAAACGCATTAGCACCAAACTGTGAAGCTTGATTTTGATAATTTAAGTTTGCTAGGCTCATTGCTTGTTGATTACCAGTATTAAACTGAGACATCTGATTTTGAGCAGCGGCATTAGCAAGTCCAGCTTGTTGTAAATTAGCAGCATTAAATTGCCTACCTTGATTTAGTGCAGCTTGATTAGCAAGTGAGGCAGCGTTCTCAGCAGCTGAACCAAACTGACCTGCTTGATTTAAAGCGGCAGCATTAGCACCCCTTGATTGCTGTAGATTAGCGGCATTAAACTGAGCTAAAGCATTTTGCGCTGCGGCATTCTGTGAGGCAATAGTGTTCTGAGCGCCTGCACCAAACTGCAATGCTTGGTTCTGAGCCGCTTGTGTAGATAAACCTGCTTGCTGAAGTTGTTGGGCATTAAACTGAGCCAGAGCATTGCCTGCTGCTTGATTCGCTAAACCAGCTTGTTGAAAATTGCTGGTGTTATATTGAGCCATTTGGTTAGCAGCCGCTTGGTTTGCTAATGATGCTTGATTACCTGCTTGTGCGCCAAATTGCAAAGCTTGGTTAGCCGCTGCTTGATTAGCCAAACCTGCTTGTTGGAAGTTTCCTGCATTGTATTGAGCCATTTGATTGGCGGCTTGTTGATTAGCCAAAGCCACTTGTTGCGTGTTTTGAGTATTAAGTTGTCCAGTAGACAAATCAACACCTTGATTAGCCAAAGCAGCCCTTAAATTTGCATCTTGATTTGCCAAACCAAACTGACCTGCAAGTTGCAAGGACTGTTGAGTAGTAGCAACGTCTTGTGCTTGATTAAGTTGTTGGGCTTGCATCTGACGAGCCAAATCAGCTTCAGAAGCTTGTTGGGCAGCAGCATAAGCAGCAGCATTTTGTTGAGCAACCAAACGTGCGGCATTTTCACCAAAAGCACGATTAGTCTCTGCTTCAGCAACACCCTGACGAGATCCACCATAAGCCCTGGCAGCAGTAGCTTGTGCGGCAGTACGTTGTTGTTCAAGTTGTCGTGAACGCTCTAAATCAGTCAGGCTTTGCTCAGTAACTGCCTGAGTATAAGGATTCATATACTGTTGAATATTCTGATTCAAGAATGAACCAGCATTAACATCACGAATATTAGCCCTAGCTTGAGGAGCAATCTGTCCCAAAGCTTCAGAAGTTATGTCAGCACCAGAAACACCTTGTACACCAACATCACGAATAGTTGATCTAGCAAGTTGTGCGGCCTGCGCTCTTTCTTCGTCACCAGCAGTAACACCACCAAAACCCTGTGATGTATAGCCTAAACCTTTAGCTTGTTGGGCGGTACCAGCACCAACTCCAGAAAACATATTTGCAGGAGCAGCAGTTTCGCCGCCATATTTATCTGCCGTATAACCAGTAGCTTTAGCTAAAGTTGCAGGATCAGCTTGTGCGCCACTATATTGAGATACTGTGTAACCTCTGCCTGATGCTAAATCAGTAGTATTTGTTTGCGCTCCACCATATTGGGTTGCAGGTCCAGCAGATGAAAAATAACCAGTTGTAGGGTTATAGCCTTGTTGAGCAGCCATAGATGCAGCATCTACAGTAGTGCCACCATATGGGTTATATGCAACATTTTGCGGAACATATTTAGACGCTTGTTGAAGTACATTTGCAGCATCAGTAGCGTAAAGAGTTGGTGCGCTTAATGGACTTGCATACAAACGATTTAAGCCAAATGCTTGATTTTGGTCAGCATTAAATCCTGCAAACTCACGAGCTTTTAGATTAGCAGCCGTATCTTGTACGCTTGCTAAGTTACTTAAGTAAGCTTCTTTAAATTGCGGGTCTAGTTTTGACTCTGAACTTTGTTTGGAACCTGATAAACTCATTTTATATCTCCGTACTCAGAAAAACTCTTGTTTCAACTTTGTAGATCTTGCTCATAACCTTTTCCCATCCTTTGCGACCTGTCATGGTCATGTGACTACAACCTTCCATTTTTCCGTGTTTTTCTACGTATGGAAGTATTCTGATAACCTCATCTATGTCACCTGCTGCCAAGAATACATTGATGATTTTTCGCTTTGGATAGGAGATAATTTCGGTAACGAGAGCCGTGTTGATACCAGGCCATAATTGCATTTCATCTTTATTGAGGGCCATTGCGACATCCTCAAGACTATGCGTTTCGTTTCCGTATTCTAGCGCATTTAATAATAATTGCTCATTTTGCAGAAAATATGGAACCCACCATTTAGATTCACCATTTTCCGTAAAATTACTGCAATCAATCATACTGCTGAAGCTGTCAATACACCAATATTGCTAACCAAAATCTCATATCTAGTGCCGTTTGGACTAGAGATAATCAGTCTGTTTGGAGGAGTTATCTTGCGAGAACCAATCTCCACATCCTGATTACGCTTGTAAATGTTTGTATCTTCAGACTCAATGATCCTGCGAACATTAGCCTGATCCCTAAGATCATAGGTAGGAGTAGGGCTTGGGAGTTTCAACGCATACCTCCTGGTTTACCATCCAATCGAATAGTCCCAACACGCCAATCAGTATTGATGTTTCCTTCAATCTTGACTGCAATCTGTCTACCAGTAATACGTACAGAAGTAGGCGTATTCATGGTGTATGGACCATAGTTATATTCTGCTGCATTGGGGTAAAACTTGGTGCTAAACCTAGCTTTTACATCACCCAAAGTGTTCTCATCAGGAACCAAACCAACAATGTTAATTACTCTGTCGCCAGAAGCTAATTCAACTGGTCCTGACTCAGCAAATGGAACAACTGAGTCGTATGTAAAACCAGTTTCATGGTCATATACGTAAGAATCGGATGAAACCATCATTGGCTTATTAAATACACCAGAATCTGTACCGCAAGTCCTACCAAAGCTACCAATAGCCCAATGGTTCTCACGATAGTTGTAACTTACATAGGAATCATTCTCAACACTGGCTGAACTTGGATAGAACCACCAAACTTCACCATACATTGAGTTATGGACACAGTAAACCTTAGAGGCTTGTTGATAGTTAATGTTGTTAAAGATGTAGTCACCAACATCACAGGCCAAAGGCTTAACAAAGCCATCAAACATCCAGAATCCAGACTTTGACATCCAAATAGCTGAATTGTCAGTAGCCGCTACTGCTTGACGGGAAATAACACCACATCCAGTACCAATACGTTCAAAACCATAAACGTATGGTGGGCCAATATAAGTAGCCGAATGGACATCTACATCAGTAAACAAGATGGTAGCACCACGAACTCGCTTGCCACACATCAAAGAACCTAATGTGGTCAGATCAAAGTCACCAGCTTGATTGGTAGCACTAGGTGTCCAAGTTGTATTATTCTCTTGGTCAGACCATTGCACTTTACGAGGATTTCCACCTGCTCCAAGAGCAAATAAGAATCTTTCCTCAGTAACCACTAAACCAGAGTTTCCAGTTGGTGCATTTGTAATTGCAGCGGCTACAGTACCAGTATTTAACTGCCATTCGTAAAGCTTACCATCAGCGTTAGAACAAGCATTTAAATATTGACCCCAAGTATCCATACTCCATGTAGTAGCAGGAGTGTAGGAGCCAGTATCTGGTCTAGCAATACCATATGACGATGTTCCATATGTACCATAGCCATATCCTAGTTTTGCATCAGCATCTGCAATGCCAACAGTAAAAGAAGTTGGAGTAATGTCGTATGGAGTACCGCCTTCATTTAAAGCATATAACTTTGAGTGAGTGCCAACAGCAGTCCACCTAAGGTTACTGTTATCACGCCATGCAAGTATTCCACGGGCAGAGCCTGTTAACTGGTTAGGAGATCGCTTTCTCCATCCACCAATAGGACGCAATGTGTTCTGATACCAACGTACCAGATTAGAGCTATTCCAGCGTCCCTTAGATTGGTACTCAGTACCATTCTTGTAAACACCAGCAGGGATGTTTAGTGGGATATACATTTATGCAATACCCCAGATACGGATCTGACCTGCACCGCCTGCACCACCTGCACCTGCGGTAAATCCAGAAGCACCCGCACCACCACCGCCACCGCCACCGCCTGGGAATCCACCTGCAGCACCTGCGGCTCCGTTACCAGTAGTAGATGAACCTCCACCACCGCCACCAGAGGCCATGCCGTTAGCTAGTGTTGCACCTGCAGTACCTGCAGCACCTGCAGCTCCACCTGCTCCACCACCGCCAGTAGAGAAACTCATTGAAGTACCGCCAGCTCCTCCAGCAGTTGATGCACCGCCTCTGTTTCCTCCACCTGCACCGCCACCGCCAGATGAATAGATAGAGCAACCACCATCTCCACCTACTCCATAACCAGAGCCACCACCACCACCACCCCATGTGGCAGGAGATGCTGTATGTCCACCACCAAAACTGGTATTTGCCCAGAAACTATCATTATCTGGAGCATTAGCCATTGAAGCAATTATTGAAGGCGCACCACCATTACTTGTTGGAAATGTTGAAGTAGATGCTGTGCCATCACCCCCAACTCCAGCTTGACCACCACCACCACCGCCAAAAGAATATGTTGCATTTGTAGTGTTGCCAGTTGCACCAGAACCGCCACCAAAGGCTTTAACAATACTTCCAATAGATGATACGCCACCTGCAGTAGAAGCAGCTCCACCAGCTCCAACAGTAGCAGTTACTGAATCTCCAGCAGAACCAAAATATGACAATGGAAAGTTATTTGTAAATCTTGCACCACCACCACCTGCTCCACCACCAGTAGCTTCATTGTATAAAGTGCCACCAGTTGTTCCTGGACCGCCTCCACCACCGCCACCAACAACATCAAATCCAAGTTGTGAATAGCCAGGTGGCAAAGTAATAGAAGTAGTTGAAGTAAGTGTTACGTTAAAGGTATTGATAACAACAGATTTAAATGAAGTTCCGTTACACATTACCAAACGAACTTCTTTTGGATACATAATGAAACTTGTCAATCCATCAATAGTTTCTGAAGCATTAGGATCTAAAGTAATGTTGCCAGAGCCAGAGTTACCAATGTAGCACCACCATCCTGCGCCCAATGTTGCAGCGGCAACAAATGTCTGTGTAAAAGTACCACTTGTTATATCAAAGTAGTAACCATTGTCAGCAAGACCTAATGCTGTGTTTGAGGTTCTTGTCGCAACAGGAATTGAATAGTTTGTACTAAGTGGTGATAAAAGAAAGTTAGTACCATCTGACTTAACGTAGTAACCTGCTGCACCTGCAGAAGTTAATCCAGTTCCACCATTGGCAATAGGCAAAGTTCCTGTTACACCAGTAGTTAAAGGCAAGCCAGTAAGATTAGTTGCTACACCAGATGTAGGCGTACCTAATACAGGTGTTACCAATGTAGGTGAAGTATTGAGAACTACAGAACCTGTACCTGTTTTAGTTCCTACACCAGTACCACCTTTGGTAACTTTAAGCAGAGGACCAGTATCAAATAGTGCATCAATGGTGTCTAAGTCTGTATTGATCTTAGTACCCCAAGTATCGCTAGAAGCACCTACTTCTGGTTTAGTAAGACTTAAATTTGTGGTTGTTGTATCAGCCATAATGACCTCTTAATTTACTGTTGTCCAAGTTTTTGATTGATCTGAAATGTCAGTCCAGCTTTCAGATACGTCAGCTTCTGTTTCCCATTTGCGCCTAGCAGATGCAGTCATGTTGGATAAACCAGATGAATTTGCTGATCCTGTACTTACACGAATGCCATTAGCGGAAACTATACTTTCTGGGAATAAAACAATTATCGTTGAAATTACATTGACTGCATAAGCTGTTATGCTAGAAACTGATGCTATATTCGCACTACCTTGCCTTACATAAAAAGCACTAGATGCTACTGTTGAGGTTGTGGCACTTGTTGCAGTTCCTGCGCCTAAATAAATAGCACTAGCAGTTATTGCAGAAACAGCGTCAACATTTGCAGACGCATCTTTAATACCGCCAACAAGTGACGATATGGACGCTTCAGATAGTGCGTTATATCCAAACATTATTTAAGATGTCCGTTTCCAGCTAACCATGCAAACAAAGCTACTGTTCCTAGCCCAACTACCCAGAAGAACTTTTTAACAATGCTTTCACCAATACTGATATAAACATTTTCTATTACTTTTTCAGTAACTTTTTCAACTAATTGCTCTAGTTGCTCATCAGTAAGTACAATATTATTTGCCATGATTATGACTCACGAGTAGTAATTGGTGCAACAACATTGATGAATTCTTCAATAGTTGTACAAGAAATAATAGCCACTTCTTTAGCCGTACAGTCAGCAATGATGGCTGCTCTAGCCGTTATTACATCATTAGGAATAGCAACATCACGCTC